GTGAACCTATGCAAGTTGGTACAGAGATACAAATGGTAGAGGAAGAAGTACTAACTCGTAATCATCCAAAGTATGAAGTATGTGTTAATGCTAATGTTACTATTGACCCTACTTGCGATGGAGTTGTAGCTGATGCATTATTTGCTATACATGAGTATGACACATCATATGCTGAGCTTAAAGCTGATGAGTATTATGTAGATGAAGAAGGTAATGAGAACGGTATCTACCATAATATAGACTACATCCAAACTAATGGTGAAAGAGATGAGTATGATGAACACACATCAGATGCTTCTAATAACTTTGAGTTTAAGGATAAAGCTAGAAAGAGATTAAGAGCTTTTGAGTACTGGGGTTACTGGGATATTCAAGGTGATGGTGATTTAGTATCTATAGTTGCTACTTGGGTTGGTAACACTTTAATTAGATTAGAAGAGAACCCATTCCCTCATGGTAGAATACCTTTTAGTGTAGCTACTTATATGCCAGTTAAGAAGAGTGTTTATGGCGAACCTGATGCTGAGTTACTTAGAGAGAATCAAGAGTCAGTAGGTAAGATGTCAAGAGCTATACATGACACTACTGCTCAGTTAGCTGTTGGTCAGACATTTATAGATGAGAACTTTTTTCCTAGCCCTAGTCAGAAGAATGCTTATGATAAAGGTAATACTGTTTACTACCGTAGTCAAATGGATCCTAGTAAGGCTATACATAAACTAGATGTACAGAACTTAGGTTCTACTCCATTTGATGTATTACAATGGCAAGCAAGTGAAGCAGGTGAACTAGTAGGTTATAAACCATTTGGAGGCCCTGGTGGAGCTAAGAATGGTGGAGATGCTAGTTCTAGAGGCTCAATGGATGCTGTTGCTAAGAGAGAGCTAAGTGTATTAAGAAGACTTAGTGATATGTTATTTGTAGATATGGCTAGAATGACTATTGCTATGAACCAAGTATTCTTATCAGATGAAGAAGTAGTACGTATCACTGATAAAGAGTTTGTAACTATTAAGAGAGATGACTTACAAGGTGACTTTGATTTAAAGGTTCAAGTATCAACTCCTGAGAGAGATGATGACCAAGCTACTAAGATAATGAAGTTACTTCAAACTAATGCTGCATCTATGGACCCAGAGATCTCTAAACTACATTATGTAAAGTTAGCTGAGTTATGGAAGATAGAAGACTTAGCTGAAGCAGTATCTTCATTTAAACCAGAGCCTAGTCCTCAAGAGATGAAGATGCAAGAGTTGCAGTTACAGGAACAAGAGTTAAAGAATGCAGTACTAATGGCTCAATTAGAAGACATACAATCTAAAGTATCTGAGAGAATCTCTAGAACTTCACAGAATGAGAGAATGGATCCTATACTTGCAGAAGCTAAGGCACACCAAGCAGAAGCTACAGCAGAGAAACTTAAAAGTGAAACTGACTTACTTGACATTGCTGCTTTACGTATTCAGTCTGGTCAAGATAGACAGGAGTCTATTGAGGATCAAGAGTATAAGGCTCAGACTAGTGCTTCAGAAGTAAATAGGAAAGCTGATATAGATGCTAACTTGAAGTACTTAGATACTTCATTACAACGTATGCCAGCTAAACAAGTAACTGAAATATAATAAGGAATAGATAACTATGAACAACGTACCAATGCACCCAGGTAATCAAATGCAAGCTAATATGGCACCACAGGAAGCTCCACAAGCTCAACAAGCACCTAACCCATACTTTACACCTAGCCCAGCTCTTCAAGGCTATAATGGGCAGCTATCAGGCGAGAATGAGGCTAAGTTAGCTCAAGCCCATCAAGCAGGAGCACAAGCCGGTAAGGCTGAAGCTGAGGCTCGTATAATGGCTTCTCTAGGTGCAAGCCAATCATTAAGATCTCAGCCACAAGTTGATGGTAGAATGGTAGAACAACTAGCTCAAGGTATAGCTGACGGGTCCATAGGTGACGCTGAGCTTAACGAATTAGTTCAGAGTGGAAATGTACCGCCTGAGGCAGTTCAAGCTGCTGTAGAGCTTGTGAAGGGTGCTCAGCAACCTGCCCAAGGAAGAGGTTTAGGTTCTTTCTAAAGTTTAAAGACTATTTAAGGTTAAGTGACTATAATCCCGTTACTTAATCAGTTACAATGTAACTACTGTTAAACACCAATACATGAAGTGTATAAAAGCTTACACCTGAGGCAATGTGGAGACACCCTCTGTAAAGGATATACAGACAATGGATTTATCTAATCTGAATGAAACACTTAACAACATTGAAGACTATAAAAAGTCTCAACAGGAAGCTATAAGATTAGGTACTTGTTTAGAAGTACTTATGAAGGACCAGAACTTCAAGGATGTTATTTTAAATGGTTATGTCGAAGTTAGAACAGATGAGTTGTTTAAAACTTTAATGGATTATAATAGTGAAGAGCTACCAGAAGATGTCTGGAAAGAGATAAACGCTATAAAGGGTTTAACTAATTACTTAGAAACTATTAGAATAAATAAAGCTAATGCTCCAGAGAACATTCATAGAAATGACTTAGAGAGAATTAGAGTAACAGCAGAATCTGCTATAATTGAGGAGTAACACTTATGAGTAAAGAAATTGAAGAGGTAGAGTTTAGTGAAGATTTATTTGATTCACTAGTAGATGGTTCGTATAACCCTGAGGAAGAAGTACTTAGTTCAGATGATGAACTTGAGGAAGAAGTAGAGCAACAAGAGGACACAGACCAAGATATCGAAGAGGAAGAAGAAGAGGAACTTGATGAAGTAAACGACGGTGAACTTGATGAAGACTTAGACTCTGATGCTGAGGTTGAGGAAGAAGACACTCTAGTAGAAGCTGATGATTTAGATGATGAAGATAGTGATGTTGATACAGAAGAGGAAGTAGCTGACGAAACTACTGAATCAGATGAGGATGACACTACTGAGGTATCAGAAGATAGTACAGAAACAGAAGAGAAGAGCGACGGCAAAGCTCCAGACACTGAGGCTATCGATTATAAAGCTTTCTATGATGCTGTAGTTAATACTGAGTTTGTGGTAAATAATAAGAAAGTTAAAGGCTTTGCAGACCCTAAGAAGATTATCCAGGCACAGCAAATGGCTGGTGGATTCTCTGAAAAGATGGCAGGCTTTAAACAGTATAGACCATTTATGAATCCTATTAAAGAGAGAGGGATGCTTGAAGATCAAAGTAAGTTTGACTTCGCTATGAACATTATCGATGGTGACAAAGAAGCTATTAAACAGCATCTTAAGACCTTAAACATAGACCCTATAGACCTTGACATGGATGAGATTTCATACAAAGGTACTAAGGCTACTGCTAGTGAGGAATCTATTATTATAGAGGATACGTTGGAAAGAGCAAGGAGTCTAGGTGTAGAGGACAAGTTACGTCAGGTAATTGGGAGTGAGTGGGATGCTGAGAGTTTCCAGGAGTTTATGAGTGCTCCTGATCTAAGAAGAGATTTAGTAAATCATATTCAAGATGGTGGTTATGATATAGTTCAGGACAAGATTGCTGAGATTAAACGAATTGATTACGATGGTTCATTTAATAACATGAGTTCTGTTAACCAATATCGTGCTGCTGTAGATGAGATTCTTAAGCAACAAAAAGCAGCTGCACCTACTAAGCAACAAGAAGTTGCGGAAAATACTTCCACTAAAGCTTCTGTTAAGGTAGAGAAAGCTAAGATACAGGATTCAAGAAAGGAAGAGGTTTATAAGGAGAAAGTAGCTAAGCGTGAGGCAACTATTGCTAAACAACGTAAGCGAGCTTCTGCTACATCTAAGTCTAGAGCTAAGAGTAAGCCTAAACCTAAGTTTGATCCAATGGCGTTAGAAGGTGAAGAGTTTGATGCTCATATGGAGTATCTTATTTCAGGCGGTAGAGGTTAGTCCCTCACCCCTAAAACAATAATATTAAAGGATTAAAATGTCATTAACATCAAAATTTAACGGCGGTAAGTTAAACTCAACAGGGATTGACGAACAATATAACGACAAGTTCTGGTCAAAAGGTGCTATTAAAGAAGCAGCTAAGAAACGTACATTTACACAGTTAGGTGATAGACTTACTCAGCCGAAGCATTTTGGACAAGAAATTGTTAAAGAACGTCAATTCCCAATCTTACATGAGCTTAACCGTTTAGATGGTGGTATTGATGCTACAACTGCTAACCTAATCGAAGGTACTTACTATGCTTATGATGCTAATGGTGAAATCCTAGCAGATGGTATTTTTGAGTCTCGTAACTATGAAGCTGATGCTCAAGATGTTGGTGGTATGCCAGGTTCTTTTAATGCTCATAAAGCAGCTACAGATGCAACTGGTTCAGTTAAGGTTCTTAATGGTACAGGTACATTATTTGGCGGTGATGCAGAGTACTCAGTACTTCGTGGTGCTTTCCCAACTCTTACTGAAGATGGTGGAAATGTTAATGCAGTTAATACTAAATCTATTACTGTTCGTGGTACTGTATCTGAGTTCGGTGCTCACATGAAGTTCACTCAACGTTCTATTGATATGGATTCTCGTACTGGTGTACTAGCGCAGAAAACTCAAGCTCTTGGTGAGTTAAAAGGTGATATCTTTGAAGCACAAGTACAGTCTGATTTACTTAATGCATCAGAACTTAACCGTACATTTGGTGGTAATAAACTAGACTTAGCTTCTTGTAATGCTGAATCTGTATTAACTTATGGTGACTTAAGAGCAATGGAATTAGAGCTTAAGCGTGCTCGTGTACCGACTAGCACTAAACTAATCTCTGGTTCAACTAAGATTGGTACTAAAGTAGTAGCTAGTGCTTACTATGTTTATGTTGGTCAAGAGTTAACTCCAATGTTAGAAGACATGGAACACATGGGTGAGAAAGTATGGGCTCCTATCGAAACTTACGCTGATGCTGGTGCAGTAGCAGTTGGTGAGATTGGTAAGATTGGTCGTTTCCGTTTCATCGAAGTTGAGAATATGCAACGCTACCGCGGTGTAGGTGTTGAGAATGCTGATGATGGTTCAGTTAATGATACAGCAGGTTACTATGCTTCATTACCTGTAAATGGTACTGGTGCTGAGCACTTTGACGTATTCCCTATCTTATTCGTAGGTACTGATTCATTTGCTACTGTTGGATTTGAAGGTGATTCTTCTAAAATCAAAACAGCAATGCCTAAAGCTGATGCACATATGGATCCATTTGGTAAAACTGGTTCTATGAGTATCTCATGGTACTTCGGTACATTGATCTATAGAGCAGAGCGTATACGTCAGCTTGCAGTGGTTGCGAACATCGCATAGTACCAGTGTAATTCATTGAACTTCTAATAAGATTGTGGTATAATACCGCAATCTTAAATAGGAGTTAATATGGAAATGGTAAAAGACTTAGGCAATGTAGAGTTAATTAGTAAGAAAGGTAATGTGAGTAACCCAAAGACTGGGTTATTCATTTGCCCTATATGTGAGAGTGTAGTTCAGAAACCTACTAGCACAGGATTAAAAGCTAAGACATGTGGAAACAATACATGTAGAACAGCTCTATTAGATTACAAGCCACTTATAAAGAAAGAAACTAGTATGAGGTATCAACCGTATACTAGAGCTATCAATGAAGCGTATAACAACCTCAGACAAAAACATACAAACAGATTCCAATCATATACAGACTTTTATAATGAAGTAATAGAAGAGTACTCAGCTTTACGAGAGACAACAGGTAAAGTTAGTATAACACTAACTAGTACAGTTTTCGGACTACAGCCAGGTAACCTAACTCTTGGCAGTACAGCAGTGAGAGGGACCCTTAAAGATGATGACGTAAAAGCCTATGTACTAGAGATGCTGAACTCTAACGAGTTAAATAGCGTGACACTTAGCTACAAGACTGATTTACATCATAAAACAGTTTATGCTAAGGTTAAGAGTATTTACCCTGAGAAGAGTCCTACAACTATAAAAGTACAGGGAATACATAAGCCAGTAAAGACTTTTATATTGACTAGAGAAGAGTTTGACCTCTCACTTAGATACTTAATCAAAAGTAAAGGTCGAAATAAGAGTACTAATCTATATGTTGTAGAAAGCCTTGGATACCATAAGATAGGAATTGCACACAATGTAGCTTCAAGAATCACTAAGTTAGAAGCATCAACTCCAAGTGATGTAGTACTTATTAAAGAGTACAGTATAACTAACGCTAGAGATGCGGAAAGACATTTGCACAAACTATTTAAGGATAAGAACCATAAGTATGAATGGTTTAACCTTACAGCTGAAGATTTAGTAGAATTAGATAATGAACTTAATAGATGTTTAGTTGGCTCTAAGTTTAAAGTCCCTACAGTAGTAACTAAACAAGAGTTTATACCATCTACTGTGACAAGTAATAACGTTGATGTAGGTAATACGTACAACACTGTACCAGATGAGTTTAGACATAAGAACATAATGGACCGCAAAATGTATTCTCAATGGAGAACAGTTAGAAGTAAAGTCAACCTCTACCCTGACTTCAGCGAGTTTGTAGAAGAGTTTGAGGAGAAGTTCTTATCACTGACTAAACCTACATTACATATTACAGATACTGTAGAGTTTGTAGAAAAATGTACTTACACTTCCAGAGATAAAGCTGTTGAAGTATTTAAAGATGGGTCATCTGTTGGTAATTACAAAACAGCTAAAGCAGCTGCAGAAGCTATAGGTGGAACTCCTGGCCATATAACTGCTTGTTGTAAAGGTAAAAGAAAATCACATAAAGGATTTACGTTTAAATACTTGACAAAGGTTTAAGTTATGGTATAATCCCACAACTTAAATAAGGTGCTACTAAGTAGCTAACATAAGGCAATAGGTACTAACCTATCCGAAACAATAGGACGATTAATAATGGAACAATACGAAAATATGACAAATGTAGAGCTTAAAGAAGCTTGTGTAGATTTAGGATTAGAAGTAAAGAGTAAGAGCCCAGGTAAACCTAATAAGACTGAATATATAGAGGCTTTAACTGCTGACAAAGAAGCTAAAGAACTAGCTAAGAAGAAGGTAGCGGAGAGTAAGTTAATTAGAACTCCTCGTAAGTTATCTAAAGCTCAAGCTGTTAAACTAGATGCTCTTCGTAAAGAGAGAGTTATTGTTAGAGATATGCAAGAGTCACAAACTAAAGATGAGTTATTATCTGTATCATGGGGTAACCCAGTTGTAGGTTTCTACACTGATATGATTGACTTAAGTGGTGAGCCTCAGTTTATCCATCGTGGTGCTTTATTCAACCTTCGTTCTGCTACTATGACTATTAAAACTCCTAAAGCTAGTGGTGGTTACAGTGCTACTGTTAAGAAGAGATTTGTTATTGTGGAAGCTGAGAAGATTACTCAGAAAGAGTTAGATGAGTTAGCTGCTTTACAGAAGATGAGAAATTCAAAAGCTGCTTAGTGCATTAGAGTACTAGTTTATATAGAGCCTTATTAGTAGGGCTCTAGTATATATTAATACAAGGATTACCTACAATGGCAGGAACTATAAAGTTCGAGAAGTATAAGAGGCTAGGTAAAACTGTATTCTTTGCTACAAATGAAAATACTAGTGAGCATACTAACTTTAGTATTGGGTTTGATACTCCAAGAGAATTTCATCATAAACCTATATCAGACTTAGATTCAGAAATATTACTTAGTAATACAGTAGTTAGGGATATTGAGTTCTATAAAGACTACTCAGCAGAGGTTGAGTTTATGGACTCTATTGCTAATGTTGTTTACTTAGATAGTACTAACAGTAGTACA